GTGATTTACTCCGCCCCTTGGGGCAATCACAGACATGACATCGACAGATTTTGTTTATCGCTGCGGTGAGATTTTAGGTCGGCACGGCTGGAGAATCAGATTCTCGAAAGCGACCGGCGTGAGCTACGCGACGGTCAAGCGCTGGGGCAGAGGAGAACTCTCAGTCCCAGAGTATGCGGTCGTCATTGTCGAATTTCTTGAGGCAGTCCCTCGCCAACAGCTTCCGGCCCGCTGGCGAGAGAGTCCACCGCCTCAGCTTGTCATTTCGCCGGGGTCGCCGCCACCGCCGGGACCGGGGTGATAGCGGTCTGAAGCATATCCAGCATCTTCATCAGACCTTCAGGCGGGCCGTCGTCGCGGGCCAGCACGCGCACATCGTATTTCGCCGAGTTGTCGCTCTTCCGAGTGTTCGATGAGTGCGAAGACACCGAGCCGTGAACGCTGACCTTCATGCTGAAGATGCCGTAGTTGATGCTCGTTGAGCCGTCCATGCTGGCCTGACTGTCGGCGGTCGTCTCGCTGCTGTCCGACGAGGAGACGCTCATCGTGAACTTCACCTCAGCCTCTTTCACAGAGAGGTTCGGCGTGTTCACAATCGCCAGCAGCGGAACCTTGAGATCGACCGTTTCAACGGATGACTTGCCCGTCGTCGGGTCCGGCGCTCCGGCTCGGTCAAAAGAGAAGTCCACGGTTCGCGCCGCGAGAGACCCGTCTTTTTCGGATGTCAGGCCGACATCCTTGATAAAGTTTGCCGTCGCAGCGGCCAGCATAGTTTGCGCGTCGCACGCTGCCTGAAGCGGACCCACGATGAGGTCTTTCATCGGCAGGCCCGAAAACTGGCCGCTCATGTTGATCAGATTGTCTGCCATTAGGCTCTCCTTTGGGTGGTTGGTTATCTCGGGAACATTGAGTGTGCTTTGTCGTTGAGCAGCATCAGACCCTCACTCGGGTCAGACCCTTTGAACTTGATGGTCACCTTCGCCGTCGGGTTCCGGGACCAGACACCTCTCGGCATCACAGCCGCCAGCGAGGCGTCGTCTTCTTTCAAGCTCCTCAACTCGACCTCGAACTCCATTGTCATCTCGTCCATCGTGATCGCTTGATGCTTGGTGAGCGCGATCAGCGGGACATCGAGCGGCTTGGTTTCCACGCGCCCTTGATCGACGTGCGGAACTGATATGCGGACCATCTTCGGGGCGAGAGTGCCATCCTCGGCCTTGTCGAAGTATTGGCCCTCGATGCTCTCCCACGCTCGGTCTTGGACTGCATGGGTCGCTTCCACCACCGACTGGTAGACAGCCTTGAATAGGGCGTCGAGTGCAAACGTCGCCATGCTTATCGCCTGTTGATCCGGCTCTTGACCCACCACTTCAGTTGCGACGCCTTGTCGCGGACGTAGTAGTTGAGGTCTTCAAACCAGTCTTTGATTTTCCTGAGCATTGCTGTTTCCCTTTCCTTCAGCAGCATTGATCAGCGCGACATCCTCGACGCCGCCTGATGGATGACCGTCTTCACCGCTTGCAAGTCACGCGGCTGGTCGCGGAACCCGACGGAGACGTATCCCGCGAACGACCCGACTTCTGGCGGAATAGAGCCTCGGCACATGAACGTGACGCCGAGCCTTTGGCCCCATTCGCCGACCTTGCTCGACGCTTCGAACGGCTCGCACAGGACTTCACCAGCGAGCATCGCGATCACAGCCCGGTTCCGCTGCGGGGCTTGGTTGAACAAACTCGTCTGCGCACCTTCGATTGATGACTCGCGCCCGGTTCTGGACATTGCCAGCACAGTTGTCCGCGAGTTGATAACCAGATTCGCGCTGTTGACAACGACAATCGTCGCTTCTGTATCCGCCATCAGCTTCTGAGCGACAGGGATGATCTTGTCGGCCTCTTCCAGCGTCGGCATCTTGTGATTCGTCGTCACCGCGTGGATGATGATGTGACGAGAGTCCCATGTAACCCAGCCAATAAAGAAGAGGCTGGATAGGACGACGACGTTGAACAGCTTCATCGGCGAATCGACCCACTTGATCAGGTCGAGCGCCTTGTCGATAAGTTGCGACTGGGAAATCCCAGACGCCTTCGTTGATACCTTCCTTGCTGGTGTTCTTTTTTTCGCCGGAGGTCGTTTTACGGGGGGTTTCGCCATTGTAGCCATATCACCGACTTAATAAGGGCGAGCCAAGAGCATCTGAAGCATCAAGAACCCGACGCCAGCCCCACCTGTGATGATTGAGCCAGCGGCCCACATGAGAATCTTTTCGATGCGCTTGAGCCTCGCGTTGATCGCCTCATAGCGCTCTGCGCAGACGGCTTCGTGCGTCGTCATTCGTGCTTCTGTTTCTAAAATCGTTGGCGATGCCATTATTCAATCCCTTCTCCTGTTCCTGCGGCAGACGGCAAGCTGTCAGCAGCCATGTCGCCCATGTCTTCCCCCTCTTCCGGCGCAAGAGGGAAGCCAGCAATCTGCCTGAGATGATTTTCGAGATCGCGGTCCGGGAACATAGGCGCTCCAGACTGCGAGAGCTTTGCGACGTAGTCGGCGACCTCTGTGAGGTTCGGGCTTTCGAGGTCACCCGGAACCAACGTCGGCATGATGGCGAAGTCCATGCCGTTGAGCTTCCAGAGCTTCGGCAGAAGGTTGCGGTTGAACTCCTCTGCGATCAGCTTCACAAACGCACCGACCGCCGTCGCGAAGAGGGCGGTCTTGTCTGATGACAAAGCAAACGACCCGACTGACTGCTGACCCAGAAAGATGAAATCGGCAAGGACGCTCGTCGCGATGGCGCGGTTGTATCGGTCGATTACCTTCGAGGTGTCGAAGCTGCGGGTGCCACCCGTCGAGAGCAGCTTGAAGTCGAACAGCAAGTTGCCTGACTGGTCGCGGTCTGACGGGAGGATCAGCCCCTCTTGCTGGTCGCGACGCACCTGAGTGACTAGGCGCTTCCATGCGGCGTAGGTCTGCTTCTCGGTGGCGTCTGCGGAGGCATCGAAGTATTGCGACGGGATGTAGGCGACCGGCAAGCCAGCGAGGTCTCGCTCGATGCCGATGCCCTCGATCTCCTCGATGCGCTTCTTGAACATCCAAGGGCGATAGGCATTGCGCAGCACGCTGCGGCCCTCTGGGTTGTTGCGCTCCGTCGAAGTCCTGAACAGCAGCATCTTCTCTGCGGGGATGGTCACCATGCCGCCATTGAGCGGCTGCTGAACCACGCCAAAGATTTCGCCGTCGTCGTTGTCGATCTCCCAGCGGACGATGCTCGTTTGGGCGCGAAGCGAGATGGCGCGAATGCCGATCTTTCCGTCGTCGTATGCCGAGCGCTCCGATAGCTCCTTTCGCTCAGTCCCGAGCCTGCGCTTCCAGACAATCTCCATCGGCGCATAGCCGTAGATGAACATCGAGCAAATCTCGGTCATGATGCTCGACATCGGCGTGTTCATGTCGGCGATGACTTCCTCGACGAACTGCTGCGCAAGCTCTGACTCGGTTGATTCATCCACGGACTGGACACGCCATTCGGCCTGCCGGATCAGCATCGTGATCGCGAAGAGGACGGCTCCGACGATGGGGTCGTTGTCGGCCATCTCGCGATAGGTGTTCGCCCCGCGCAGGCCGCGCAGTTCCTTGAGGATTTCCTCGTAGAGGTAGCCTCCGGTCTGTCGAAGACCGCTCGACCCTATCGTCGCGGGGTCGAATTTCAGCTTGTAGCCGTCAGTTTGTGATTCCATCAATTTTCTCCTTGGGCGATTGCGCCGAGCCACGGACTTATCCGAGTCATGTCGGCTGGTCGGGCTGCAAAGACACCCGGTCGATAGCTCCTGAACTGCTCGACTGCGAGCGCAAGTGCGACGACGCAGTCATCGTGATAGCCTTCTGGCGCGGAATAGCGCACGCCTGTGCGCGTGTATTGGTATTCAAAAATCTCTAGCTCTGACCGTATTGGCCCGTCTGGAAAACGGATCATGCTGGTCTGGATTGCCAGAGTCAGACCTTCCATCAGTTTCTGTTTGGAGCCGGAACTGAAGTGAAAGCCTGTGAAGACATTACGACGGCGCTTTTGCAAGCGCTCGACAATCGGGTCGCCGACGCCGGTCGAGTCGATCAGCACCGGGACACGCCCGACTAGGTTAAGGATTCTCTCTTCCGTGACTTCCCACGGTCCCTGCCAGCGCTCAAAGCCGCAAACCGCGCCGGTCTTGTCCAGTCCGACCACCACCGTCCAGTCTGTTGACTTAGCGAGGTCGATCCCGATAGCGACGGGCGCTGCATCCGACAGGCCACGCGATAGACACGACGCGATGTGGTTCAGGCCAAAGGGGTTGCCTTGGTCATCTGAAGCCTCGGCTAGATAAAGCTCGCGGAACACGTTCTCCGGCAACTGGCGGCGGGCATCATCAATCTCCGACGCATCCAGCACGCCACCTGTCACCGCATCCATCGCGGTCAACTTGGCGTAGGCCATGTTGGTCTCGCCACTCTGTGCGCGACGCGCCATGCGATAGAACCAGTTCTTCCGGCCCTTCACGTTGCCAATGATCCTGACCGGCCCCTTGGTTGCAGTCAGCGTCGAGCGGACCGCGACCCACGAGTCTTCCTTGGCGCGGCTGGCCTCGTCGATGACGGCGGCGTAAACGTCTTCACCATAGAGGTTGTCTGGGTTCTCGGCGGACTTGAACCAGATGCAAGCCCCATTCGGCAAGCGCACCGTCAGTTCTGACTCGTTGCTGACGTAGATGTTGACAGCAAGCCCGCGCTTCTGCCGTCGGTAGGCAATACGCGCCTGCGGGTAGACCGGAGCCACCCACCAGTAATTGCGCCCCGGCTTTCCATTGACGAACGCCTGCTCAAAGAGCCAAGCGATGCACGCGACAGTCTTGCCTGCCTTCGTTGACGCCTCGACAACGCCGTAACGCGCAGGATGCCCGTCGGGGTCTGTGCAATCGAAGATCGCAGCGCTCTGTGCAGGGTAGAGCCACGGCCTGTGATATTCGAACTCAAGCTGCATCCCGCTCGCCCAGCCTCAGCTTCACCACCACCGGGCCGACCTGTGCTTCAGCCTCGGCGGTGACCTCGTCGGTCCGCCAGCCCATCCGAGCCTTGCACCAGAAGATGGCTGCGGTGATGGCGACCCTGTCGTTCGTTGTCATGGTTGCCATGCGATAGAGGTTCCCGACCACCTTCAGGTTTGCCGTCTCGCTGCCGTCTTCCCACTCCTTGGCGTAGTAACGCTGGAGGGTATCTGCCGAGATGCCGATCACCTTGGCGACGCGCTCCTGAGTCCCGCCAGCCATGCTGCCGAGAGCAACCAGCGTGCGGTCCTTCTCGTTCGGCTCGTAGGCTGCGAAGCGGCCCGCTGTCGTCCGGCCTGCTGCTGTCACCTTTTTAATACTGCCGCCCGGAGGTGGCGAAGAGGGCGCAGCTTTGCCAGCAGCGGCGGCTTGGGTCTTGGCTTTCTTGGGCATAGAGTGTCATTCCTGTGATATTTTTAGCTTGCCTTCACCCCAACTCCGACGGTATTATCATAATCATGACACCCGGAAGGAGCTTGGGATGAACTCTGTCAACAATGAGAAAGTGGGCATTTATGCCCACGGAATCCACGAACTGGCGCTGGCCTTGGCGAAGGATATGGAGATCACTCCGTATGAGACCGTCTGCGGCCTTGTCCAGATGGTGGCTCGCGTTTCCGCGCTACTCGCTCAGGAGGGCATGAAGCGCGACGCCATCGTGCAATCGGCTGAACAGCTTCTGTTCTTCGCGGGCAAGGACAGCCCGATTCTGAGGGACGAACCACCGGCGGTTGACCATTGAAGATGAGAACGCTAACTATCGTTGTCGCGGCTGCAACATTGCTGTCGGGCTGCGCAGGGTTCGATCAGTTCAAGCCCGTCGCGACCCCCGATTTTTGCCAAGTGCGGAACGGGCATCGCTCGATCACCCTCCAACAGCAGGAGGAGTGCATTCGGGCCTTATCTTCGGTCCCCGGTGAGATGTTTCACCCGATGAACTGGGGTCGAAGCTCAAACGCCCCGCTGCTCGTTGAGTCGAGGCGGTGAGGGCGAAAGGAGGGACGAAATGAGAAAAGCAATTCTCAGCGCCAGCATCCTGCTCGCGTCTACGACGTTTGCCGAGGCTGATTGGTGCCGCCTTCACTCCACCGGCCAGCACTCCGGCGCGACGACGGCGTCTTGGTATGGCCCCGGATACCACGGCAGGCAGGCGGCGGATGGGTCCATCTTCGATCAGAACAAACTCACCGCAGCGCACCCCAACCTCCCGTTCGGGACCAAAGTCCGTGTGACTCGCATGGACACCGGCTCCAGCGTCGTTGTGACAATCACGGACCGATTTTGCTTTCGCGGTCGCGCCTTGGACTTATCCAAAGAAGCGGCTCGCCGGATTGGGATGCTCGGCGGCGGGACCGCCGTTGTTCATTGGGCCGTCATCCGCACCTGAGCGGCGTGCTTGCGGCAGCGCTCGGCATAGGCGGGTGGGATATCTGGGTGCCACCCGCCCATCGCCAAAGCGCAGCGACGGGGGAAGTCATCCGTGACCGGGGCGTAGCCGATCAGAGCCAGAAGGCACGCGGTCATCAGAACTGAGCCGACGACCAGAGCGGCGCTGGAGGCCCAAAGCTGCGCCGTCGTCATGCGGACACGATCTCTGATAGCGCAGCAGCGTAGAGCTTCTGCCGGTCTTCAAGCCCAATCGTGCCGCCGTTGATGCGCTTCGTCATGCCGACGATATCTCTGGCATCTGCCAAGGCATTCAGACCGTTCCTCATCCAGAACCACCCGGCAGAGAGGGCTGCGTGGGGGGGCTTCGAGATGAGCATTGGGTCTTCCATGTGGGCTTCCTCGGCTCCGACTTGCTTGAGGTAGGCCATGTGGTTCGCTTTGCCGGTCAACTGGATCAGGCCCATGCCCCGGTGCCGCCACCCGTCCCCTGAAGCCTCGTCGCCATTCCCCATGCGGTCGGAGTAGGCGGCATTGGCGATCAGTTCAGGCTTGCGGGCGTAGTCTTCGGCGATGCGCTTGCCATCGGCCCCGCGCATGATCCCCTCAGCCTCTCCGGGCTGGCGGCGGCGGAACCGCGACGGCCAAACACGCGCCAGCGCGTCGGCGGAATAATTCAGGTTTTCCACGGTGGCCTTGAAGTGACCAGACTCGTGCGAGCTTTGCGCCACGAAGGCGGCTGCTCGCTCCGGGGTGTCGATGCTGAAGCGCTCGCACGCCTCGTTCAAACCATCAATCCACACGGCTGCGACGGCGCGATCTGCCAGACCAGCCTCAACAAGTTGCTCGATAGTCAGGATCATTTCTGGGACTTCCTTGTCTTTTTCGGCTTCTCAGCCGGGGTTGGCTCGGGAGCGACGCATCCGGTGTCGAGCCGCGTATCCGCCTCAGCAGCGACACGCATGGCGTCTTGCGCGATTGCGTCCTCGTTTTCCTGCTGGGCCATCATTCCGACGAATCGGTGAGCTGAGGTCAGCAGCATTTCTTCGCCATGCACGGCGATGAAAGACTCGATCAAGGCCACGTCGCCTTCTTCAATCCGGCCCGTGGGGGTGCCACCGACAATCTGCTCGACTGCGCGAGCAAAGCGCTCGTTCTGGTGGGCTTCCTTCAAAATGGATTCAATGCTCATGGTTTACCCTCATGTGTCGGCGAGGGTCGTGAAGCTGCCACCTCATCAAATGAGCGGCCATCTGCCTCAAGCGTCGCCTGTTTCCCGGTGAATTCCTGCCACCGCTTCACGGCCACATCAACGAAGGCGGGGTTGATCTCGACGGCCATCACCGTGCGGCCTGTCGTCTCCCCGGCGATGATGGTCGTGCCTGAGCCTGAGAACGGCTCGTAGACGGCCTGCCCCGGAGATGAGTTGTTCTCGATTGGGCGCTTCATGCACTCAACCGGCTTTTGGGCGCTGTGGCCCGTTTCATTCTTGACGTGAGGGATATCCCACACCGTCGATTGGCTCTTACCGCCAGCCCAGCTTGTGCGGCCCCCGCTCTTGACGACGTAGAAGCAGCATTCGTGCTGCGGGTTGTATCC